GTGGCTTCATGATCCACGACGAATCATACGTGTCGCAGATCCACCGCCACCACAAAGACCAGCTCCATCGCCTCCATCGCCTCCGCCACCACAATTGCCATCGTGGCTTCATCCCAGCACGTCATCGCCTCCATCGCCTCCAGAAGAACTAAGAAGTGCGTCCGACTCGGTAGATAGTGTCGTAGGTGAGGATACGAATCCTTTCTCTTTCATGTTTATTGCTCTTGGCAAAACGAGCGAGTGCGATGTCCGTATAATTATGTCTGATTTGAATCTAGGTACTATTGATAGTATTGACACTGTAAATATGCCGGATGGGCGTCGCAAGTTTTTCGTTCACTACAGTAATTTTACAGCGCGAGATCTTCAAGCGCGTCTCGTGGACTTTGAGAGGCGCAAGGCACAAGGTGAAGTGGACGTGCGCCCGCCACGCATCGTGTACGACGAGACGCGTGACGGAAAACCAGTCTACTGGCAAATCTACAAGGCGTTAGCACTAACGAAACGAACGGAACTAACGAGTAGGCCCAAAACTACGTTCAAGCCTCGTATTGAAGGTGGTAAAAGTAAACGTAAAAAATATAAAGGTAAATCAAAGACGAAACGTCGTAAATGAATGGTGAATAAAATTGAACTCGCTTCATCCGGACCACCCATATACCGAATGGCTTCTAAGGAAGAGTTGTACCGCAAGGGCGGCGCCCAATGGATATCCAACCTACATTCAGTACATCCGAACACGCCATTAAAGTTGTATCCGACAGGAGATTGTACGATATCCCAGGGACGAATTTATGTGGCGTTTCCCACCACGTACACCTTGACACCTCAAGAAAAAGAAAAATATAACATCATGTAACCCACCTACAATTTTTTAAGACATAACTAAATGAAGTCATAGTAATCATCCCATGCAAGGGTTCGGGCCGCTAACGTTTCAATCACGTACTCACGTAACGGTTGAATGTCGCGGTGTATTTGGGTAAGCAATTCTTGGTCGCGAGGAGTCGTGCGCGTTTCGGTAAGTTCCGCGTACAAGGGATGGTTGTTCCTCGCCAACATCCATTGTTGTGTCGCCTCTACCGAAACACGGTGCGCGGATTCTTTGAGGGCTTCCAATAACTCGGCATGGTTCGCTGCCATTTTCTTGATATTTTTTTATTGAGGAAGTATTTCAATTTTATCTTCGGGTATAGTATGAACGTCGCTACTCCTGTCTCTGTCCCTGTTTCTACTCCTGCTCCTGCTCCTTCCGTGGTCGCTCCCGTACCCATTGAAAATGATGAATTTGAATTTGACTTTGCCATGTGTCATGCTTCATATTATTATTGTCGATACTATCACGGATAATATCGGAAGTTTACAAAATCGTGAAGCACGTTGGTTTTAACGAGCATTCATCATTCCAGCATTGCCTCCTACAAACGTAAGAATGTTGTACCGCTCTTCAATCACTAATAAATGGTAGTAGTACGTGTATAACTGAACCACCGATTTAATTGTTTCTAGAGGTATCCCCGTGACGGGGTCACACAACACTTGGTAGGACGCGTCGGGATTAATCAAGGGGGTGTGCGTGGTGAACTCAAACTCTATTTTTCCGTGTTTACTTAAATTCATGGCACCTGATGGTTGAAGAATAAAAGGGTCCGTCTTTAAACAAAAATTGTAGCAGTACAATCCTGGAAGAGATAAGTTTCCCATTCCAGGAATGGATAAATATTGTTGCTCTCCGGAATAAACCGTGTAGGGTTTGATTTCTTCACGAATCTCACCATCAATCAAAATCCCCAACGAGTTGAGGATATGTTTTTGATTTTCTGGGTGAGCTTCTCCTGTCACGTACAACAGTTGGTTCAACGGTCCTCGGGCATCACGAAATTGGTCGGAATCGTAACTGTTGTTGACACCTGTGAATTGGACGACATCTGTGGGTAACTTATCGTATTTCCAATTGGTAAAATTACTCCATTCATTTCTATCTTTCACGTCAGAACGTTGGAACAGGTACATCCATGACGTGACTAACCCAGAACAGTTTTGGTGCCACACCTTGTCTGAAAAATTAACTTCATGAAACCAAGTGTCCCGAATCTCCCGAATTAAATATTGTTGAGAATGGGCTGCGAAAATGCTCGCTTCTTCATCGGACAAAAAGCAGTAGTTGCAGGATAAATGAAGATTTTCAAACCAGGACGTGTTGGTAGACGGAGCAGGGCGGGTCACCACTACCCCGTTCACCGTGTCAAACGTCGGTAACAAGGGAGGTGGGTTGACAAAGTGTTTGAATTGGTGTTCGTCAACGTTCATGTTGGGAGCGATCACGTCGGTTACCATTTCTCCCTCGCTCGTATTTGCAGTGACGTTACAGATTTGATACAATTCACTCAAGGGACGCAACGTGACCTCAATGGTTAATTCATTGTACTGGAGACACACTAAAGGGAACGCTTGTTGCGAGTTCAACCCCCACCAAATGGGTAACGGCACGCGCAATTGTCGTCCACGAATGGATGGTTCCGACGTTCCCGTCACGTTTTCATCTCGTGTGTATTGAATGGAATTGGGGTAATTATGATTGTGTAAGGATGCTGGATCGTAGAGTTCAGGAATGTTCCCTACCAATTCATTCCATTTACATTTCAGGGTACCGTTCAAATCACGGTTCGCCAAAGCAACCATGTCGTGCCCGGTCATTTGTTGAATCAGTTGACCGCCAATCATAAATTTCATGTTCCGAATCATCATGGCGCCCAAATTTTTAATCCATTTGAATTCGTACGGTCTATCTTTAATCACGTACGTAGGCACGGTAACAATCTCACTTTGTAACGTGAACGTGCAGCAACAACACCCGGAAGCGTCCGTGCAAGTGCTGTCGGTTCCACAACTGGTACACACGTACGTGGTTTCTACCGAGTCTACATTTTCAAGCACCATGTCTTCATAAATAGGACTATAAATGTCCGGAATATCCATCACTAAATAAGTAGACGTGAGTAGTTCAGCGTACCGTTTGATTTTGAACGTAAACGTGGTATCGGTCGTTTGGCTGAGTTTACGTTGTCCTTCAAAATCCAATCTAAAATTTTGAATTCCAAAATTCGTAATGTGTTTGTACGTGGACGTCCAATATGTTTTTTGCGGGTTTCCGTACATGATGAGGTTTTGACTACCACCAGAGGCTAAATTAAGTAAACCACCCGCCATTGATTATGATATTACATTATATTTAATATATTACTTGGTTTGTATTTTATCAAATCCATGGGTTTTGTATACCATGTCGTTTGAAATTCTTCCTTTCCGTAAATATCTTGAAGCAGTAACCATTCAAATAAACCACCATGGTACATGTACGCATTTCCACCTAATTTTTTAATTTGTTCGTACTTTTTTTGAACGGTAGGATCAGAATGGTGTCTCCCATAAATGACAATCGGTGTTTTTTTCAAAATGGCCGCCTCTACACATTTAATTTCTTCATGACAGGGCGTCGTTTTGTGAATCAACACTTGTTGTTCGGTACTGGGTAACGTGCTGATGATGACGTGGTGGAGTTGTGCGTATTGAACGTCTTCATAGGATACAGAATTGGTAACATAATTACCCATATGATGTATTTAATTGAATGATTTTAAACTTTAATCATAAATAAAATTGAAGAGAAGGACATCCTTCTTTTTTCATGTACCATGATTCTTCCACCAATTACCGTGTACGCCGCCAACTTGAAACATGTTCGCGAAGCCGTGATCCACTATTTAAAGAGTGATTTCATTTCGGTCATGAACGCGGACGAACAATGCGTCTATTTCACGTTTCACAAAGTGGATTCTACTCCCCATTTGGAAGAGGTGGTGCACGACCTGGCCCGAGGAATTACCTTTATGTATCGCGATCAACAGTATAAAATTCATACACAATATTTTGATATTTAAAATATACCTCTATCCCATGGAAGTACAAAAATTAGGCATGATTACCATTGATGATTTTTTTTCTACCTATTATTCCTTGAAAAAAAAGTATGACGTCCGGAAAAAAAAGTCGTGTCCGGTTTGTAACAAGGGACCTTTACAATTTTCTAACAAAGAACGACGATTGTCGGCCGTTTGCGTCAACAACCCCAAATGTAGTGCCAACATGTCCTTTCCTTTACAACGGTACTTACCGTATGCGACCGTGTACGAATCGGTTAAGGAAAAATATCAAGACTCCCTTTCTACGATCATTGAACGTAAATTTGATTTATTGTTTAAATATTCTTCTGATAAAAACATTGAACGTATTCGTGAAGAATACTTGCAGCATAAAAATATATTTGAAAAAACGGAAATTCTTTACCACAAAACCCAAATGGTTCATGATAAGGAATTGGCCCAATTGTACGCGAATCGTCAAGAAATGGTAAACGTCATCAAAACGGGAGGTGACCCTAAAACGGTAGAAGAAGATTTGAACGTCACGCTGAACGCCATTCATCAATTGGAATATGAAAAGGTGGCGAATGATTATTCGTTGTACACGCCGTACTCTAAACTCATGGTAGTGGAGTAGCCTTTTTTCCGCCGTGGTACTCTACCGCATGCCCCTGGTCTTTCATCCATTGGTTGACGTGAAGGTCGCCGAGGTAGACGTCGGCAAGAAGACGACCATACTTTTCATTCCCTAGATTTTTCAAGTGAACGATTTGATTCATGACTAAGGTAGATAACGCATCTCTTGCTAAAATGGCCTTGTCTTGGTAAGGCCCTTTTAATTCCGGCGTGTCAATACCGTCCAACCGTACAGAAAATCGGTACGCCACATCGTACAGCACCGCTCCAATGGTAATGGTGTCCCCGTCGTACACCTTGATGACTTTACCGGATTGAACGGGCGGAAGAAAAGGAACCGTGGTAGCGTACGTGAGTGATTCCATGGGGATGTGAATACGTGGATAAAATCAAGTGAATCAATTTTTATAGTTGGATACTTTTTCTAACTGTAAACTTCGGATTCGGTTCACAATGTATAACCGATCCTCTTCATTCTTTTTATTTTTTTCAGAAGGTGTCATCTTGTTCTTCTTTTTAAAGTACAAGAGGGTAGCTACCCCTCCTACAAATAAAATCAATAATCCAAGATTCATGACGTACGTGTAATACGTCATTTTGATCTGTTTGCACTGCTCTAGAGAGGTGAGTAAATGGTCGCGAATACCTGGCTCGGTCAAGTGTTCCATTTGTTTATTATGTATAAAAAATATATACAGTTTAAACTATGATTACGTTTTCTATTGGTGTATTTTTTTGGTTATCTATTTTTTATTTATTTTTAAAAAATAAATTTAAATTTCAACCGTTTGCGGATCTTGGATTTTTATGCATTGTGGTTTTTTTCATGTGCTCCATCAACATGACAACCATGCGCGAATGCAACACTCCTGGAATGGCGATCCTTTACACGATTCTTCCATGGATGTTGATGTTCGCGCCCATGTTGGTGGCGCTCTACTACATGCCGAGTTGGAAAGCCCCTTTTTCCAACACGATTGGTTACTTTTTTGTTTCATTTAAGAAAGAAAACGTCAACACGTTGATTCAATTGTTGAAAGATCAAACGGAAGATTGTAAAGCGCGCATCTTGGCCTCTCCATGGATATTATTGAACCAATTCACCAGCACTGATTTTGACACGGTAAAAACGTCCACGTTGAAAGGTGGAGGGATCACGAATGTGGTGCATTCGGAAATTCCGGAGGCCACTGCGGTAGAGGCGGTGGTTGCCACTGCCATTTACGACGCCGAACCCGTTTCCATGTCTAAAAACATCTACCTAGACTGGTTGCACGTGGAGGATACTGAGAAAATGCAAAAATTAAAAGAAATCATACAAATGAAAGAGTTGATCGCCACATGGATATGGTACATGTTGATCGCGTTGATTACCATCAGTACTTCGTACACCTTAATCATGAATCAATCATGTGCCAAGAAAATAAAAAAACCAGTTCAATCCAAAAAATAAATCGCCGCGGCATACGTAAAAATGGATAATAAAACGACAAACAACCATATCGGAATCACTGTTTTTCTACGATATCCTATACCAAAAGAACGTAATGAACCATCCGTATTGTAAAGTAACGATGGTTTTATCATTTGAATCACTACAAACAATACGACAAATGATAAAACTGCAGTATTGAGATAATTCATAGTATGTGATTGGATTATATTTTATTTTTTTAATCAAATTCTTCATCATGGTGTGTCCCATCATTACCTATATCTTCCGTTTGTTCTCCATGAAACGTGCTAAACAACGACTCAAACACGTCAGGGTTGTACGTGCGTAAACGGGCCAGGCGCGCCGAATTCTCTAAATTGTTTTGTTCTCGGAACTGGTACACGGCCTTGTCCGTGGGGGACAAGCCCAACAGGGCGACCCGACGATCGTTGGACTCTTTCGCCTTGATTTTAAGCGTGTAGCGCTTGACTTCTTCGTACGACAGGAACACTTTTTCACGTTCCTTGAGAAACATGTCAACGTACATTTTTACTAGGACGCAGGTTTTCGCAACGTCCGAATGGGTCAAGTACAATTCAAAAATGCGAAGAATGTAGTACATGAACTCGTACATGGACGTTTCTTCGTTGGTAGGCAACTCTATTTGTCGCAACATGTCCTCAATTTCTACAGAAGAAAGAATAGAATGAATTCCTAAGCCACTCATGTCAGGAAACGCTTCTTGGATTTTATTCAAGTAATGGCGCGCACTCAAGTTATGAAGTAACCCTTGATGTGTTCGGGAGATCAACGCTGCCGTGTACGAAGGGATTTCAAACTCATAGTGCGAAGCATTTTTTAAACGCTCTGGGAATATTTTGGCAATCAGGTGAATGAACTCTTTGACAAAGGTAATTTTATTTCCTGAAAAAAAAGTATCCGGGAGTTGAATACATCGGATCAACCGTTTTCGTGTATCTCCCATACGTTCTATAAAATCTTCCGGTTCTTTTTGAATCAACTCCTTTTCATTTAATTTAAACTTTTTGATTTTAAAACTGGCTTCTCCATATTCGGGTTCAAAACTTTTCGGGGCGAACACTTTATCACGCGCATACACTACCAACGAGGACGATTTAAAATGAGACAACTGTTCCACCATTTGTTTTTCCATGAAAGACACTTGACACGTGTTGACAAGATGGTTTCCTGGACGCAAGGGCGGTTTCATTTGAATCTCCTCGTGCAATAGGTACAAGATTTTTAGAGGATGGGGACCATCCACTTTCATGGCGCGCACATGTAACGGTGGTAAAAACGTGTTCCATATGGTATGGCGTGTTCGGTCTCCCAATTTTTTATCTTTATGGTAAATCAATTGTTGAATCACAAAATTACTGGAGATGGTAATGATGCTGTTGTGAATACTTTTTTCAGTAAGCACGTACTCGTCTTTGAAACCATTTTGTTTCATGATGTTTACCAATTTCGCTTGTTTGGAAAGAACCAAGTTGATGTTATCTTGAATGTTGAGCGAATACACGATGCTGGCGATTTTAAACATGTACGCAATGGATAACGGAATATACATGGACGGCTTTTTATCCATGTCATGAACGATAAAATTAAAGTATTTCGCCATGGGATATTTAATCAAGTTCCCCAATTCACTGAGTAATTGAACGATGACGGGAGTATCCTCGTGCACCAACCGAGGAATGTCAAACAAAATGGTTTCGTTCAACTCAGAACTACGGACCAAATCGTCAAACACTTGAGAATATTCCGTGGGTCCTACGGGGTACCCACTTTCTGAAAGAACGTACATGTCTTCTTCACGTTTGATTTCGTTGGAGATCAACATGGCGTTTATCAACGCGTCGTACCGTTCGGGGGTCGCGTACACTTCCAAAATGCGCGTGTACGCTCGTGGAACCAAAGGGGTGTTGGTCGCTTTGCAATACAACCAGGTTTGTTTTTCACCTTGATTGGCAGAACGCGCGTACATGTTGATGAAGGATTGAAGTTCCTTGTACTTTTCATAATGCGGTTTTTGTAAAATAAAAAACAATAAGGGTTGGTACGCGGATACCGTAGTCATGGCAACGGATGATTTGAGGGCCAATTTACGTTGGTTGTATTTGTATTCTTTCATTTTCATCAAGCGTTGTTTTCGTTCTAATAAATACGTTGCCTTTTGCAATTGACTTTGAAGAAGTTTCACCCGAGACGGTTCGTTCACGTACGGCAATTGGACCATGTCCCCAAGAATCTGGCTTTTTAAATTTTCATTCAACCGAAACACAATATCCACACAATCTTCCTCACAATCGGGTTCGTTGGAAACACACGGGTAAGGACCGCTGCACGTTTCATCCAGTACCCATTCATGGTCTACGCGCCGAAAATACGTTTCATTCATTTTCGCATAATCACCATTCACGACAAGTTTTTTTCGTTGCAACAAATGAGGTGTGTACTGTTTCGCTAATGGAACGGACATTTGTTTCATGTCTACTAAATATTGTAACAGGGTTGTTTCGGTAGAGTAAGGTTCCAATTCTTGGTAATCGGTTTTATCCAACGCAGCATCCCAAAAAATAGTCCCCTTGTCCTTTTTTACTTGGGCGAGGGACGTGTATATTTTGGAAACGGGAGGGGACACGCCTTGTTGCTCTGCCAATTTAAATTTATCAGGTTTTTGTAAATAGTCAATTTGCAAGGATTGTTGTTGAACTAACGTGTGTAACGTACAAAAATCCTGGTTTTGAAGAGTACAAAACCATTCCGATGGACTCAACGGAGGTAAATGGTACTGCGCGTCCGTAATCTTTTTCACGTTGGACGCCACATACGGAGGAGGGATTTTTCGTCGTTTGTAAAGCTCCACGTTTTTTGTCAAGGGAGCGACTAACTCATGCTCGTGCGTCGCCAAGACATCGTTCTCGTACACGAGGTACGGTTCTAAAAACGCAATCGCATCGTACATGGATAACGCCTCGCTGCTCGTACTCAGGATTTCTTTCATGGAGGGAACACAATTTGAAAGTGCCGAACAAAAATATTTTTCATGAAACGAAGGAAAAAAGTGTTTTTGGTGAATGGATTGACGATCTATGATTTTGGTTTGGGGTAAAAACACGCGCGACCATTCTTTCCAGGCAGGTAATTCGTAGTACCCGTGGGTTTTCACGCGCTCATGTTCGGTAGTAAGGTACGGCGCGTCCACCATTTGAATCAACCATTTCGCGTTGACGTCGGCGACGGGGTCATCATCACAGGGGGCGATGCGGTATTTCCCTTTGGGGATGACGGTCATCATGGAGTGCTCCACGGCTTGTCCGCCCATTTCATTATGGAACGGGCTCAATTGCTCCAGGATGCTTTTTTGGACGGAATCGTACCTCCCGCGACCTGTTTGAAGCGCGGCCATATCTTCCCAAAATTTAAGAGAACTTTCTGGAGTATACATGGGGCGAGAGACCTGGATGGAGGGGACGATCCATTTGACCTCGTGAGGGGCAATGAGGGGTTTGTACGCAGAAGGTAAAATGCGCGGTTCTTGATCTTCGGTCGTAAACAAGGTTTTTAATTCCTTGAACCGTTTGACAGTCAAGTTGGCTTGTTTTATGTACTGGGGAGTATGTTGTTTATGAACGAGAAGACTATCCATCAAATCGGTCAATTGGTTTGCCAAAGGGTACCGTCTATTTTTTTCAGGAAACAAGTAATGTTCTTCAATGTCTTCAAATAAAAGAGGATTATCCAATACAATGGATTGGATTCCTTCAGGTAACCCTTCATACTCAAAATCAACGTACACGTGCGTCTTATCTTCCAATTCTACTTCAATCATATCGTTCTCCACGTGTTGAATCGCGCCACAGGTTTCTTGACCGTCGGAAAAGGTAATGCAAACGGTTTTATCTTGAGTAAAGTTCATTTTATCGGAATATCCACTTGATTTCGCCGAATGCACCACTTCTACCGTAAGGACGTTTTCAATGATACCTTCCTGAATATTCAGGGTATACTCTTGGTTCGGAGGAGTTCGGAGGACGATTTCAGAGGGTGTAATGGAGGTAACTAAAAAAAGACCATTTAATTCACTATCTTCAGAAGTCAGCTTGATGATGTCATTTGTTTTTACCTGAGTCATTATTATATTAATATAAAGATTATATTATAGGTTAAATAAATGGATATTTCTATTTGTCCTCCCGATTGTATCCAGAAAAGTACTGGAAACTATACCTTGGTGAAGTACCCCGTCCATAAAAAAAACCAACCGGAATATAATTTCTTTCGGTCCGTTGTGTACGCTCATGGAAGTCCCGTTTGTTTTTCTCCTCCCAAATCGGTGTACCCGATTCCCTTTATGACAAACTATCCTATATCCGATTGTCTAGTGGAAGAGTTTGTAGAAGGAACCATGATAAATTACTTTTTTGATGAAGATAGATGGATTCCTGCCACGCGCACCATTGTCGGTGCTGAAAACACGTTTGATTCGGACAAATCCTTCGCGACCATGTTTCAAGAATGTTTGGCTCAATATGCGGTGACCTTGAATCCTTCCTATACTTATAGTTTTGTGATGCAACATCCTGAGAATTACATCATTACTCCCGTGTCGCAACCCTCCTTGTGTCTGGTCGCGGTCTACACCCTTCAAGAAGGGAAAGCGTACGAGCTGCCCGCGGCGAACCATGGGTTTCCTGTACCGTTGCGATATTCCGTCTCTTCGTACGAAGAGGCCGAACGGCTCGCACAGAATGTTCCTGGAAAAGGTCTTGTCCTGAAATGTAACGGGGAGCGCATGAAGTTCAAGCGAGCTGAATATTACCGATTGGAAGATTTGAAAGGGAACGTGCCTTTCTCTTACCATTACTTGTTTATTCGGAACACGCCTCTATCCATTGAATATTTATCCAATTTTCCAACGTACATTTCACGCGCCAATGCTACCGAACAAGAGATTCATCGTATGGTGCATCTACTGTACGAGCAATACGTGTCGTGCTACATCAAGCATGAAAATCGGTTGGTGACGTACGCGACTAAAAAATATTTGTACGAGCTTCACCAAATCTACCTCACACGTCTCCGACCATGGAGAATGAACGTCACCACGGTAACGAATTACGTCAATTCTCTTCACCCGAACCAAATTACGACGATTCTACGAGTTTTGAGAACAACTCCAAATTTCTTGAACATGCTTGACATGCAAGAATAATCTCCTCGCGAATTTTTTCAGGTGTGGCATCCTTGAACGCAAGCCGAAGCGTTCCAAACGGACTGTGCGGGTGCTCCTTCAAAAAGGACACGTACGTTAGGTCCGCAAACTTGGTATACAGTTGGTATTCAATTAGTTTTCCAATCGTGTAGTCGCCATTCATTTCAATCAACAATCCTCCGTGATTATAACTTCCAGTTATTCTCACGTCAAAACAATTTTCCATGGTGGTGAGGCTCGGTTCCACGTTCATGGTGGACGTTTCTAAATACTTTAATTGTTCTCGGATGATGATGGAGGCAAAGAGAAGAATCTCCCGGTTCGTGTGAATCCCGATAGATTCAAGAATAAAATCAAAGGAGTTGGGTTTCGTGTACCGCTTGGATTCAAGACAATCAAAATCGTGGCGGTCCTTCCCACTTCCCATGAACGCTTGTTCTGCCGCTTCAGGGTCATGCGTAAAGGCGTACGCGCACGTGCCTACACAATTGTAGTTTCCGCATTCGTTCGCCGTTCCCACGGATGATTTCGCAGAGAGGACAATCTCTTCCCCACCATTAGATAAATTTTCACGAAGCCGAATGAAATCAATGTACTGTTTAGAAATGGGATCCGGACGGAAAATGTGCGACGAAGGCACTTCTTTTCCATCTTTCGTCACTTTAAACTCTTCCGTCGTGACGTACATGGAACGAGTCCCGGTGTTCTTATGGGACAAGGAAATGTTGTAGCTATGAGTAATGTTTTTATCGTGAATCGGAACGGCCGATAATCTGGAAGAAATGATTTCATTGGTAAATCTAGACGTGTTAACTTCAATCGTACAATCAGCCGGCTTGAATACCAAAATAGGAATATTACCTAACATGGTTCGGCGAAGTGCATTCGCGTAACTCTTATCCACTTCAGAGAGACGAAACTTCATCAGAGGACCATCGGACAGTATTTCAAACTTCATCTATACTTATTATTCAACAATATTTATTTAATCAATTTTAAGTTAAATATATTCTTTATGATATTATATGCCTGAAATATGTTACTACAGTAATTATTGTGAACCATCCAAAAAGCTACTTCAGAAAATCTCACGAACTAAATTACAGCATAGCATTCACTTTATTTGCATAGATCAACGTAATCGGGGCGCCAACGGACAAACCTACATTGTGTTTAACAACGAACAATTGATTCTACCTGCAGCAGTATCACGTGTCCCTGCTCTTTATTTTTCAGACACGAACAAAGTACTTTTTGGAGATGACATTTATAAATATTTATTACCCAAAGAAGCAGAAATCGCCAACGTGGCGACGTGCGGACAAGGTGAACCGGAATGTTTTTCCATCAACAACATGAACCAACTCTCCGACATGTATAGCTTTTTAGACCAATCTGCAGAAGACATGTCCGCTAAAGGAAATGGCGGTATACGCCAATTGCGACATTTTAGTGCTTTGGATGAAAACACGTCCATCGCAACACCCGAAGAGGATTACATTCCTGATAAAGTAGGAAAAAACGGAAAAACCATAGAAGAGTACAAGAATGAACGAGAACAAGCCGTCGCCGCCCCCATTCAACGACGATAAAAAGAAGGGAATGCGTTACCTCAGGTTGAAATATTTTATGAATGACATCTATGGAGAAGCAGTTAGATTTAGGTTGGTGTCAAGGATATTCGGCATTACATTTTCATATGGAAGAAGCCGTTTTAGAAAAAAATATACAAATTCCCCTTAGTTGGGCTCCACCAATCGCATTTTTTTCTAGAAAATATTATAATGACATGAATGAATTAAGTCATGAAAAAAAGTACGATTTTTGTTTCATTGGATCCATTAACCATTGTTACAGTAGAAGAAAATGGGTGATTGATTTTGCAAAAACAAAGTTTACCTCAAATTCTATCTTTATCAATACGGATAATGACCCTGCATGGGAATCATTAGGACCTTTTGATTACACGCATTTAAAGTTAGGTTTTTGTCCTAGATTACAACCGAATTGTCAATCTAAAAAAGCTCAATATCGTGTAGTAAAAGAAAATCTTGAATATTTTGAAAAAATGTCCCAAAGTAAATTTGTTTTATGTCCGGCAGGTGATTCTTCTTGGAGTTTTAGATTTTATGAAGTGTTGATGTGTAAAAGTATTCCGGTGGTTGAAAGTTGGCATCATACGTATAGAACAAAAGAAGAAGCAAACATACCTTATAAATATGTATTGTATCCAGAAATTGACAATGTAAACTGTGATGACTATGTGATTGAAAATACCAAACTATTTGAAACCCATCATTTGTTATAGAGGAATGCATTTTTTCATTTGGCGAGACAATTGGGCTTTCGGTACAGGAAATGCGGGTATGCTGAGTAATATGTTCTCTAGCAAATTACTCAAATTCACCGTGTGTTCGCCCTTCATGGCGATTTCATCCGTCAACAATGCGACTGCGGCCTTCATCATTCGTTTTTGGTCGTCCAACATTCGTTCTATACGTGTAATTTCGGCTGAAAGTTGTCCTTGAAAGAATTCTTGTTGTTGGATCAATAATTCTTCCGTCCGAGCTCGTTCTTCCATTATTTTTTCATTCATCTGCTCTTGCAGAAACGCTCGTTGGTTTATCAGTGCTTGGGTGAGTGGGGTGTATTCTTTTACCTGGGCCATTATGGCCCTTGCAATCTTTTTCATGAACGGTTTTTCCGAAGAAGAAAGGATGGCCTCCGGGTTTTGCCGAATCCGTTGAAGTGTCTCCTCCTTTTCTTCTGAAGAATCAAAGAAATCCTCGGCAGAAGCAATCGCATCCATCAGCTCTTTCTCGGCCATGTCAACTTGGGAAAGAAGAGACATTGTATGTGTTCTCAAGTGAGGCGACCCCGTTTCAATTTTATCGGACTGTAAAAAAGGGTAACTCAGCCCGTTGTAGAGTTACTTACATGTTTGTAAGTTAAAATGTAGTGAAGGTAAATTGTTTAATGGAGTCACTCCGTTTTTCTATTTTTTTTTCATATGCAGGCCCAGATTCTCCCGTGACTAACGTAGGAACGCTTGCTCTTTTATATACTATAAAGTTCTTGGTGCCAGTAGAATCTTCAGGGAGTGACACCTCACTGAGTCCAACCACATCTTTGATATGCTGTATCCAGTTGGGAGGCCCATACTCTAACCGTTGCCTCTCATATGGGCTGCCTGGCTGACAAAGAAACATACCTGTGTGGATGGATGTAGCTAATCCAATCACCATGTATACCTCTTCCGAAAAATCCTTGACCTTGGCCTGAAATGCTTTACGATGCCGACGCTCTTCGTTCATGTCTTGTTGTAGTTGGGAGAGCATTCTCTTCCATTCTTCACGTTCGGCAGAAAATCGCTCTTCCATCTGGAAAATCCGCTCTTCCATCTTTTTTTCAAGGAACACCTGTTGCTCTTTACATACCTTGTGAATGTGTGCCTTGACTTGAGCGGGGGTCAAGTGTTGGTCCGCCACCAACTCAGTCGCCGCCTCTACCTCTTGGGTCAACGTGGCGACGGCGACCATGACCCTCGCAATCTTTTTCATGAACGGCTTTTCCGAAGAAGAAAGGATGGCTTCCGGGTTGTTCTTGATACGTTGTAGCGTCTCTTCTTTTTCTGTCGGGGTATCAAAGAAATCTTCCGCCGAAGCAATGACCGATACCAAATCTTGCTCTGCTCGGTACAGGGCGTCCTTTTTTTGTTCCAACTCGTACTCTTCCGAAGAGGTCTTGGGAAAATCCATGTCGCTGACAGGAACGGCGACGGGAATGCTTGCCATGTGTGTGTGTTTTTTTTGTGATGAGAATGTCAACATCACCCATTTCAATTTTCATTAGAGCCGTTACATAAGAGCCGTTACATAAGAGCCGTTGTAAAAAAGAGTAACTCAGCCCGTTGTAGAGTATCCTTGAAAATGTGGGTGATTATTTCTTCGCAAACCCCCATCCTTTTTGTTTTTCAACAAACCGTTCTTCGTATTTCTTCGCCTGGTCCGCCAACCGAGATTCAAAGTACGCACGTTGCTGCATCAGCAGACTTTCGTAGTCTTCCTTTTGAGAACGAATGAGGTCGGCCATCTCCTTCAATTGGGTCTCCACAGCAACCGTGTCGTGCTCCGTCTTCTCCGCCGACTGTTCTAATGGAGTGATCTTGTTTTTTAGCTCGGTGACTTCCGCAGTTAACTGAGTGACCTTGGCGGTTAGTTCAGTTACCATTGCGAATGCCGTATTGAGTTGTTCGTCCGAATCTTTCTCTTCCATTTCCAGAGTCAATGCGGTAACGGCCATCATGGCTTTCGCAATCTTTTTCATGAACGGTTTTTCTGCTGAAGAAAGGATGGCTTCCGGGTTTTGCCGAATCCGTTCAAGCGTCTCCTCCTTTTCTTCAACAGAACTAAAGTAATCCTCCTCCGCGGAAGCAATCACCTCAGCGAGTTCTTGCTCCGCCTGAGTCAAGAGGGATCGTTTTTGTTCCAACTCACATTCTTTATGTTTTTGTACCAATTCGTGGTGGTTTACCTTTACCGGGCAAGTGCTCTTGTTGTGGTCCGTCCCCTTACACACAGAGCATGAGGGGGGCTTGCGAATCTTCTTGATATTCTCTTCTGCGGCCATGTGTTAAATCACATTGATGTATATTCTAGACAGAAAGCACCATTTCAATTTTCATAAGAGCCGTTACATAAGAGCCGTTGTAAAAAAAGGAGGTAACTCAGCCCGTTGTAGAGTTACTTACATGTCGTGGTTAGGGGAACGATCGCGCCACACTTTTAGACCGTCGTCGTCGTTTCTCATTCTCGGGCGCGAAATGAACCTTCTTGGTAGGTTTGCACTCTTCGCACGACATGCGGGGACCAGCACATTCGGCAACGAAGCACGTGCGGCATATCCACGTGAATCGGCTCGCCATGTACCCACAATGACCGCAGATCAAAACATTCTTACCGTTGCA